TTATAACACTTTACATGCGTACTCGTATAGCTTTTCAGTTGTGTTCAAAGTTAAGTTATCAACTTCACGCTTACCCTGTCTTAATTGTGATAGTACGTATTGTGCGACACCAGTTTCTTTATAAATCTGATATCCTGTTATATCACTTTCGATCAATTCAATTATTTTTAATTTGTAATCGCTCATATTATCTACGCCCATTCTTTTTATCTAAATAATAAAAATGCGTTTTTCTTCCTATGAATAGTAACAATGGTAGGCTTAATATAAACAATGATAAATACATTTGTCCTGTCATAATTGAAAACCTCCAAATAATGTTATAATATATAAGTGTAAGGAGGAGCCCTAAGGCTCCAAACATAATTTCAATCTTTGTTGTTTGGCTTTCGGTCTAGGTAACCGAGGTGCCATTTTCTAAGTTGTTTTAGCACTTCTGGAACTATCAGTACTGCCAATACTGGATGTTCTAGGAGTGTTTTTATTATGTCTAGCATGAGGCTTTCACCCCCCTTACACATAATTTGTAAGTCATTAACTAACTTACAAATATAATTATACTACACAATTGTTTATTGTACAAGTATTTTATTTAAAAATTTACATAAAAAAATAGGGTAGTCGCTAGGACTACCCTGTATAATGACGTGATATATTTAGTTTAACTGATTGTTCCCCAAATTTCACTTACTTTATCTGTATTTCTGTCCCATGTACGAATCGGCATCCATACATCATAACCATCATTCGTTGTCCAACTAATCCATACATAACCATCTTGTTTACATACTGTGTCGTAGTTGACCGATTGACCGTAATATAGTACGCCTGCTTGTGGACATGATGTAAATGGTCCTGTCGTTCTAGTTACAATACCTTGCCTAACTCCACATGTGAATGTAGCATGTTCTTTTTTCCACAACGTGCCATATTCATTAGTGTTCCAACCCGTAGATTTGTCTTTATTCTTAGGTTTTAACTTATTGCTAGATGAAGACCCTACAACTGTGCTTGTTGGTTGTTTACCATCTATATAAGCGTTGATTTGTTTAATAAAGTAATCTACACATTTATTAGTGATAGCTTGTGTAGGTTTACCATTCTTCATGCTATAACCTGTGTGTAGCAACATCGACATATCGGGACATTCTGTACTTGAAAACGTGTGATGTAATCGTACTGTGTTTCTATTTGCACGCATACCCCAACTTTTTAAACGTCTTGCAGCCTCTTGGAAAGCTACTTGCTCATTTGCTAGGAATTGTTCTTTGTCTGTGTTCCTAGAACCACACACCTCGATACCATAGAATTCTGTATTACCGTACTGTTGGGCTACATGCCATGCGATACGATCTTCTGGTAATGTTTCATAAATTGTATTTTTATCAATATATACGTGTGCGACGCCATTTGCTAGTTGTTGGAAAGTCATATTTGTTAATCTTTGACCCTCTTGTGTCGCAGAAGCAGTGCCAGCAGTATTATGGATAACTACCCCTTTAGGTTTATGACCTCGGTTATACAATTCATAATGTTCGCCGTTAATATAACCAGAAGTTTTAACGTAATTCTTGATACGTTCTACAGATTTTTTAGGTGTAACAACTTTTTTATTGGCTACTGCATTTCTCACGATTGTTTTTGTTTCTTTCTTTACTTCATCTGCAAATTTAGGACGAATAAAATGAGAAACACCTGTATAATCATGTGTTCTAATTGTAGCAAATTCTGTTTTATAAATACCGTTTCCATTCCAATTTTGTTCCAATGCAGTAATGTACTGCAGGTCGCCGTAAGGGTCGGGATTAACCACAATTGCAATGTGACCATATGTTGCAAATGTTCCGTAAGACCATACAATTACATCGCCATATGCAGGTCGAAATTCTGGCGTATTAGTATATACAGTACACAACCCTTGAAAGTTATTTTTAGGCGCATCAATTGCGTTTCCCCACATCGTTACTTTGCCATCTGTAACATAGTGAATGTAGTCTACCGCCTCGTCCATACACTGGTACCCGTACATGCCGTCCCAGTCGATTCCTTTGCCTACTTTACTGTTAATCCAAGACTTAGCTTGTGCTTTAGTTTTCATGTTTGACAGCCTCCACATTCTTATCTTCTACTTCTTCGTCCCAGTCGACACCAAACGGTTTGGTTTCGTTTTTAAACGGTGCCTCATCTTCATCAAGTTCTGTATGATCTTTGACGCCCTCTAAACCGTCGTAAGTAGGTATACTGACATCTTGTTTATCCTTAAATTCAACCGGGTGTGTTTCTTCGTTTCTCGGCTTGCTTAAATCAAGGTCTATATCAGCGTCAGACACGCCTTTTGTGTTTGGATTAGTAATAATACCTAAAGTTGCTAACAACGTCAAAATAGCCCCTAAAATACCACTCGTAACTTCTAATTGTTGCGAAATATCTACGCCGAAAATTTCTGTAATTTGTTTAGCTAATAAAAAAAGTGTACCAATCAATGCTGATAGAGTCGCTCCGTTCTTAAGTCGGTTTGTCCAATTAATTTTCATTTGATTATCTCCTTTTGAGTAAAATAAAAAGCCAACCTTAAAGGTTAGCTTTGTGAGTGTATTGTTTTTCTGGAATTGCATGACCATTGTAAATGTAGCTTGCAGTGAGTGAACCTGTATTATTTATTAACACATCAGTAACATCTGGATTATCAGTGATATTATTATGTTCTTTTAACAATACTTCTGTTTCTGGATCGTTAATGTGCATATTAATTTCTACATTAAATTGTTGTGGTAAAACCACTTTTGTATCTTCCATTTCCTTAATAAAGTTGTTGAGTTTGAAATTTTTCTTGTTTGATAAACCATTAATATAATCCTTAAAGAAATATTCTAATGTATCTCTGTCATAGTTTTTAACTGATTCACTATCGACAAATAAAGCTACATATATTGGTTCTGGTAAATTCGGGTCATCTTCTGTTGTGTATTTCAACAACCAACATTCAAGTTGTCCTTTATGTGATAACCAATCATCACGCATGATTTCTACAACTTTTTCTGCAATTGGCTCCGTTTCAACTACTACCCAATTTTCTGTTTTCTCATCATAAAACTTTAATACACCATTTGTTACATCTGCCATTACTTACTCACTCCCGTATCTATCCAAATTTTATTCTTATCAGTAGGTGGTTGATTGCCTATAACGAAGTCGGAACCACTGTCTTGCTTAATCATGCCATTCTTAACTCCGTATTCTAAAATCTCGTCCCATAAGTTATGTGTTTCTACATTAACTATCTGACGACCAATGACACTCTCAGTCACTTGTATTTTTGTTTTAGTATCAGATGGGAATACATATCGATTATCGACCCATATTTCTAAAGTATACGTGCTTGCAGGTATGATTTGATTAATCACTACGTCGCACACATAGGCATTATCTGATTGCTTAACTGTCGTATCGTAGATGTATTTGACACCTGTTGAGTCAGTTAAATAAACTTTTGCAGGTTTATCGTTAAGGTTTAAATCATCACTATTAGCGTCAGTTAAGATGTATGTCATATGTGATAGGTCGCCCTGTTTGATACGATTACCGTCACTTGATTGGTTTAGATTTAATACGTTACTGATCATGTGTAACCTCCTAAAAAAACCAACCTACAACTAAATGTTATAGATTGGTTCGAATTCATTTACGTTTTTTCCTGTTAGCTTTGTAAATTCTTCAGCTGTAATAACTTCGCATTCGTAATAAATTAAAATTTCTTCGTCAGTGTAGCAACCTTTGTCATAAAAGTATTTAACATCTTCGTAAGTTGGATATTTAAATCTATTCATTTACTTTAGCCACCTTTTCTAATTCAGTCATTTTCAATAACAATGCTGCGATGTTTTGTTCTAGTTTATCTGTCTTTTCTTTGTTAACTTGCAATTCACTCGCAAGTTTTGAATTTGCGATACTTGCCATTGATAACTGTAATTGCAATTTAGATACTTTTACATCTGTTTCGTTAGGTGTCTGTGGTTGTTCTTCTCTTGCTTTCAAATCAAAGTATTCTAATTCTGATAAACCGTGCCACTCATTCGTTTCAAAATTGAAATTTAGTGGATATTCTTCAGTGAAATACAAGTCCTTAGGCGGTTCTATTTCGGTATATTTTGCGTCTGGGTAAATGAATTCATTCTCATTATTTTTCATTACTAAAAACGGTTTTCCGTTTGATAAATATACAGTTTTAGCGTCCATGTTTTACCTCCTATAATCTAATAGTTATATCTATTGGGTACCAGTCTGTTTCTGACATATCTGATGATGGGAAACTGACAAAGTCTAATGATATAGATCCATCTTTTTTTATACCCCATCTTGCTGTTGTAGCAAAACTGTTCTTAGCTGAGCTATTTTGAATAAATGGTATATCTCTGTTTAAATATGAAACTATATTACTAGGTAAATTAGCTATAACCGTTTTAGTTGACTTGATATTTTTAACTGCTCCCATAATTGACAGCTCGAGCATTCCTCTATCATTAATAAAGCGATATTTCGGTAAACTAGAAGAACTATAAGCAGTTACGCCATTTGCTAAAGTTAAATTTTGCCAACCAGTGTCACTGAAATTAGCATTTAATTTTTGCCATAACGTCCATGTTGTTCCTTGTCTGAATCTTGTATATACATCATTAGTTGAAGTTATAAAAATGATTGATCCATAGCTACTATTTGGATTATCTGGAAAATCAGAATAAAAATTCGCAATCACTGTACCTATACCAGTGTAACCAAATGGACCATTTATACATGAAGTGAAATAGTAGTTACCGGACTTATAGATTGCGCTTATATCTAAATCTTTTTGAAGTGTTAAAGTGCCATCATCATTAGTTAATTTGTATTTTTGCCATTTAGAGAAATCCGGTAATTTAGGCATTAGTTTATCTAGTTGTTCTTGTGTAAAGTCCTCGTAGGTAAATGATTTACCATCAACGCCATCTGATCCAGGTGGTCCTGCTGGTCCTTGTTTACCGTCAATACCATTAACGCCATCAATTCCATTTTTGCCGTCTTTACCATCTTTACCAGGCTCGCCTTTATCTCCCTTTTCGCCTTTAAACATATCGACATTAGCTTTCATTATCTTTTCAACAATGCCGTCCAATAAATCGACGTGTATTTCTTTACCAACGGCTTGTGTTAAGCCACTGTCATTAACAGTAAAGAAGAAATCAGCAACATGTGAGCTATCATCTGTGTTGTTTTTATCTACTAAAAATAGCTTACATTGAACTTGTCCTACATGACGCGTAACGTAATCAGACACTAAATACCTAACGTGACCATCTTCGGCTTTAATAACCTCTAGCGGTTCATTAGAGAATATAGAACCGTCTTGAGTGAATAAATGTAATATTGGTTTAAATGTTGTTTGATTTAAATTGATAGGGATATAGTTTGTATCTTCGCTAAACAGATTTTTCTTTTTTAAGTAAATATCAATAACAGAAGTTGAGTTATCCATTGTATACAAATTAATGTTGATATTACCTAAATTAACGCCCTGTTCATTAATTTTAGCGTCTACTTTTCCACCTTTGTACAATTCCATCAAAACACCTCTTTCATCATAATTAAAGGGCTACACACTCACAGTGCATAGCCCTATTGTTTATATCTATCGCGTAAGAAATATTCGCCTTTCAATCCCATGCGATCATAGTAACTCTTAATCATACTTGCTTGTATTTGTGCCCAACGAACATCAGTCGCATATTGATGATTACCTGGACTCTGTGGATTCCAACGCATTCTATATAATGTTTGTTGTCCTTGATCAATATAACCACGACGCACAAATCTAGCGCCGCCCATAATACCTTTGGCCGGTGTAGTCCAACCCTCATTACGTGCAAATGTAATTGCGTAGTTTGGATTATTATCATATGCGCCAATACCAAAGTAGTTGTAAACGCCTGCTCGACCACTAGCGAAGTATGATGAACCGTTGCCACTTTCTAAAAACGCGTGTGCCATTAAATAAACTTCGTTTAAATCATACTTCTTACATGCTGCTGCTACGGCTTTACCTTGACCGCTTAATGAGCCCTTACCTTTTAGAATTTTGTTCAATTTACTAACTGATATGCCTTGGTATTTTCCTAGATTCAACATTTGATATTTTTGAGTGCCACTGTTCCAAATTTCTAAACTGTTCATAGCTTTCAAAGTAGCCGCTCGACTCGCATTATACCAACCATTACCGTAGTTGATTTGTGGCGCTTTAGTCATCTGTATACTAACTGCTCGCGCAAAAGTATAGTTACTGTAATGTACTTTTACTTTTGCTTTAGTGCTACTATGACTTGAGCTGCTTGAACTGCTAGAACTACTAGAGCTACTAGGTTTATCAACTTTTATAACTGTTTTTGTTGTTTTAGATTTTGATAAATCTTGAATAAGTGATTTTCTATCGTTATACAGTTTTAACAACTCTTTTTTTACTTTCTCAAGCGTTGCTTTGCTTGGTAAACCGTCTACAACAGTATCAAAGTTGCCGTGCTCTAAAATAGTACGCCACATACTACCATCAATTTTTATGGTTGACGTTTTAAGTGGTATCTTGAAAAAGTCCAATTGTTCTTTGATGAATACAAGTGCGTAAATCTCACTTAACAGAAAATCTGATTTTGTATCGCTATAATCTCCAGCTATTTCTACGACAATATTTTCTGGATCACTAGGAACAATGTTCTCCATTAATCGAGGTTGCCAAATATGATCCTTATCGATGTAAAAATGTGGGTATTCTTTTTCATCTCCATATTTGTTTCTGTCGAAGTACAAGTCTTGAACACTACACATTGTTTGTGCATTCTTAATAGTTACACCTTTAGGATTGTGACCGCGTAATTTACCTCTGATGATTCTATGAGGTATAAATTCCGGTTCGTTGATTTCTTCCGGATCTTCTCCAACAGTAACAGTGATTACTTTAGTATCTTTCTTTTCTTTTTTGTTACTATTTTTATCACTGCTAGATGGCTTGTCGTCATCATCATCTTTTTTATCTGGTTTGTCTGCTGGTTCTGTTTTGTATGGAGGTCTAACGAAATAAAGACTCCCGCCACGGCCACCATAGTCGTGGTTAACGATTGCTGCTTTACTACCATAATATTGGTTAGAGTTATACCAGTTTTGATCAACACAACGGAAATGACTTTTGTCACTAGGACCTACAACAATAGCTGTATGACCTGCCCAACCATACGTCCAAACCGCAACATCGCCTGGCTTAGGTACAAAAGAACTGTGGTTACGATATATCTTCCACGACCTATTAGGGTACTGCGAACGATTCGCCATTGCGTTTGCGTTCCCCCATGTCCTGAATCCCCAATACCGTTCAAAAATATAGTTTGGTAGATCCCAACACTGGTAACCAAAACGCCCATCGATGTTTACACCTTTATTATTTTTAGCTAGCCATTTAGCCCATTCAACTACATCTGACGCAGTTGGTTTACCACTTGAAGGCAATGCCATATAAACACCTTCTTTCGCCTAAAATAAAAGCCGACGCATTGCGTCGACTTAAAATAAATATTGTGCTAAACCAATTGCTGCAATTAAAACACCAAAGCCACCACTAATAAAAGCCACAGTGATTTGCACACTATTTTTTTGTTTTTCTGAAATACTACCTTCAATTTTTTGTATATCATTACCATGTTTTTTTACTGTGTAATTAATGTTTTTGATCGCGTCCCACTGCTTATAGTTAGTGTCATTCATAATTTTAATTTGTTCATTTGTTTCTTTTTGGACTTCATAAGTTTGTTTCTGATACATATTACCTTCAACGATTTTCTCTTTTAAATCACGAATTGAATTTGTATGTTTTTCATCAACGTCATTAATACGATCAAGTAGGTTTTCACGTGACTTCCGCCATTCTTCATAAGTAACGTGTTTTTTATCTTCTGTCATAAATGTCAGCACCTCCGACAAAACCAATACTAAAACAAAGCGCTGATAAGATACTGAATTGAATTGTAGATAACCAGTTAATCGCATTATAGATACTTGCGCTTGTCATTAAAAAGTATAGAAAAGCACAACCAAAGCCACCGACAAATAAGAACCAACTGTATTTGTTATTTGTTTTCTGTTTAGGTAGGAAGTAGACAGAAATAGCTAGAATGATACTAAAAATCATGATGATAATTCCCCAACACCAAATTGGCATGATTTGGTGTAACGCTAAATAAAAATCACTATCACTCAATACACTTTCTTGTTCTTTGAAAAAGAAAAAACCTCTGATGAACGTATAAAATGCTAATCCTAATACTAAAAGAAAATTAAGCGTTTCATTGATATTATATTTCATTTTATACACTTCCTATTTCAACATGATATTACTTGTAGCGTCATACCAACTGCCCCAACCTGTTGCCGTTCCCATCATGTTGCGCGAATAAATTTTGTGTTTATTATATGGCATGAACAATATTTTTTTGTAAGTTGAGCTACGTGCTAATACAAATGCGTAACCACTTTGATTGTCCGGATCTGGAGAATTAATCGGATTGTATAGATAATAAAGTCCTGATTTATCAATTTGGCTCATTTTTTCTAAATCCGGATTTTCAATTTTAGGTATATAACCGTCTTTATCAGTCAGAGCAAATTGTTGCATAGCTATATTTGCAATTGATGTGTCGACTTTTTCTTGAATCAATTTATCTAAATCACTTGAAATAGCAGTTAAGTCGCTAGTATTGGCTTTTTTACCTAGCTCGTCAGTAAATTGTTTATTTGTTACATAATTAGACAATTCAAGAATTAATTGATCGTTGTTAACTAATCCCTCTGTTTTAATATTTAATTTATCTGTAGCCTCTAGCAATTTCGTATCGATCGCGTTTAATCTATCTGTAATTTCCTGTTGTGTTTTATCTGAAAATGAATTCATTTCTTGTTTAAGGTCATTCACTTGTTTAATGAAATTGTTTTTTAAACCATTAACAAACGCTGTAAATTCTGCTTGCGCATTTTCAATACTTTCGAAGTTCTTTGATACAATTGCTATCTTTTCTTTAAAGTCATCTACTAGATCATCAATTTCGCGTATATAACGAATCTTAATATCGCTATCAATTTGATTGATTAAAGCGTCTTTAACTCTGAATCGGAATTCATTTAAAACGACTGTATCTTTACGACCTACTGCAGTGATATAAATCTGACCAGTTACATAAGTGTCTGTCGCAGCTTTTAAAAAGTCATTGTCTAAAGTAAGTCTAATAATACCGTCCATTGGTTTAACATATTCAACTTTTACACGACCAGTTGATGAGCCATTTTCAGAAATGAAATAGGCATAAGTTACAGTGTTGACCGAGCTGATTTCTAACGGAAAATCATTTTTTAATACTTGAAACGTTAACACTGCGGTATTGATATCCATATTATAAAAACCGATACCCTCATCAGATATCGGTCTTAAATACGGTTCATCTACACTTTTTATAAAAGCCTCTTTATATAATCCGTCCATTTTCTAGCCTCCTACTTCTTGTTAATAATCTCGTTTCTTACATCAAATGCTGTTGGTTTATCTGGATAAATTTGGTCAAATGTTCTTTCTTTCTGGTTACCGTATTTCGTTGATGTGAACATTTGTACTGCGTTATGTGAGTGCGACGGTGTAAATTTCACATTCAATATCATATTAAGAATTTTTGCCACGCCCTCTTTACGCATAACATCAACAACCGCCATAACTTCATTTGTACGTTTAACATCGTCTGGCGAAGTTGTAGAGTATTGGACTGGTGCAATCGCATTTAACGGTATGGTGTGAACACCCGCTTTAAATTTGTGTTCTACTTTAAATAGTTGTCGTTTTCTTGTCTTACCGTTACCACTAAACGGATTATAGTTTTGTACAACTCCCGGATTAACACCAAACGTCGTATCTTTTGAAAGCTCAACAGTAATTGAACCATTCAATTCTACAAAACCATTTCCAGTTACTTTAAATCGTTGTTGTGTCATTAGCATACGTTGATAACCGTCTTTCGCAACTAATGAGAATGGTTTAATACCTGTTGAATTGTAACGACTACTATAAACAAATGATTTAACTATCGGTTCTGTCACAGTTCGTCCTGCATTGTTACTTCTCATTGTCGCAAGTTTTGTTAATATATTGCCGAGGAAATACACAGAACGCCACATTTCTGGTGCTGAACGTGGTTTACCGGCTCTGCCCTCATAAACTTCTGGTAAGAAAGAAGTAATGTTTTTAGTAATACCTACCCAGTTGCTGAACGATGACAATGTACTTGATCCCCATGTAATATAGTCACCATAATTCGACATATCACTTAATAGGTTCGTCATATCGTTGTTTGGTTGGTTTGAAAATCTAGGGTAAAACAGACAATAGTCACTAACTTGTGAAATGATGTTGTGACAATCCATATGGCCTGCAAAACGTCCTAAACTTTCAACTAATGATTTCATATTTCTGCTTTCTCTTTCACTAAATGGCTTAGAACCTTTGTAGTTTTTACCTGATGAACTTTTACCACTACCATTTTCCCAATAATAATCAAAGTTACGGTTTAAATCGACATTATTGGAGTTTTCGCGTTCATTGTTAGCAAAGCCCCATGGATTAACGATTGGTACAACTACCAATCTTACATTTTTTCGAAGATAGGCTAAATGTGGGTATTTATGCCATTCGTTTACCATTAAGTTTAGTAATCGACTCAATGCATAAAATGCACTATATTCATTACCATGAATGCACGATGTAACTAAAATTGTTTTACTGTAATTTTGTGGTTGGAATGTATAGCTATAAACGTTATAAGTATTCGATTGGTCTTTACCAACATACTTTTTAAAGCAATACTTATTATCGACAAATACATCATAAAACGCTTTTAAGTTTTCTGTTGGATCACTTGATAATGGTGTTTCATTCACACCTTTTTCTGCACTAGGAATGAATGGAGGTATAAATAAATGTGTTGCGTCATCAGTAACATTTAATACTTTTTGAGTATCTTCGCTAATTGACGCAAAGTCGTGTCTTAAACGTTCTGATAATATTTTGTGATTCTGACCGTCCATAGACGTGCGACTATCTCTAACCTCTTGTTGTCCATTGCCTAACGTACCTAACACAAGGTTTCTGATACGTTGACTCTGGTATGTTAATTCTTGACCTACATTTACGCTCGGACCAGTTGGCAATGTATATTTAATTTGTTCGGAATTATGAGCTTGTTTATCTATACGACCATGTTTATACAATATTTCTTCAATATTGAATAACATATCTCTAACCGCGATAAAATTCAGTTCGTTTTCACGAACAAATCTCGAGCCGAAAATTGTCTCAAGGTCGGTATATATGGTTTTTCTCATGTTAAACCTCCTATTTCAGTTTTAAATTACCGTCTTTGTCGACGATAATTTCAGCCTTTGTTAAATCAACACTTGTTCCATCTGATTTTTTGGCTTTTAATGCAATGTTAGTAATTTGGTCTAGTTTCTTTTTATCTTCAGATGACATTAAACCGTCTTTTTCATCACTAGCTACAGAAATATCATCAATTAACTTTTGATTCGTTCTAATAGCCGCGCTTGATCTTGAAGTGGTCATTTTATAATTCTTAACAAAATTACTTTTACCACCTAAACCACCAACGGCACTTGCCGCCTCACTAACACGTTTTCTATATCTATCGCTACGTTTGAAATCACCTAAAACAACATCTTGGCTAACGATTACATTATCTTTATCTCTTACACAAGTAACCTCTACAATTCTCACGAATACGTTTAAGCCTAATATTGCATGCCTTATGTGTACTGTTTGTGATACTTTGGCTATAGCGTTTGGGTATCTATCGTTTAAAACAATAAAATCGAGGCTAATTGACGTTTTAACAGATGATTCGATAAGTGTTCTTAACTTATCTTGCATTAATTCGGGATCTTTAATTCTGCCGTTCTTAATTGGCGGGGCGTCGTACCTTCCTACATCTTTCATGTTAGGATGTTCAAATTTAACAATGAAACCTGGATTTTCAATACCTTCATCATCGTCATAGTCGCCATACCCAACTGCATATGTGTACAAATCCCCGCTATCTTCCTCTATTTTCATATTATTAGCGTTGATTTCATCATCAATATGATAGTCTGCTTTTTTGCTTAAATATGGCGCAAAGACGAAGATATATTCATCTTTTTTATCATCATATTCAATTTCAAATTCAACATCGAAATGTTCAGTGAATTTTTTGATTAATTCTTCGACGCTTTCGCCCTCTCCTGCACTTTCGAACTTTGATGAACCTAAAGGCTTAGTAATTTTGTATTTAAGTCCAGTCCCTTTAAAAATTATCTTCAAGAAATTTTCTGCCGTAAAACTACCTTCAATTGAGTCGTATACTCTATAACGTTTGATGATATCTAACGGTTTATATCTACAACTAACTGATACACGTTGATTTTTACCATGTGTTTGTCTATCGATAAGAAAAACAAGATATTCTTTCTTGTCTTTAGGACCTTCTACACGTGATACACTCCAACGTTTTCGAATACCTCTAATAACATCGTAAGTATCTTCATTCTCAATCAAATCGAATTTCAATACTGTATCAGCACCGAGTTTTGAAATCATAGTCGTAGAAGTGTCAACGTACTTGCCACGACCACGCATTGGGCTTATTAAAATTGACATGTTAACACCTCTATAAGTAATAAAATTTCATATCAAACTGCACTAACTTAACAAAATGATTGAATTCAAATTCGTTCCAACCAGGTACAAATTTTGGTTGTGCCCCCGACGATTCGTTATTAATTGGCACACCATTTCTATATGTTTGTGTACCGTCATAGACAATTTTGTCGTTCTTTTTTAGGTTAATACCTTTGATTGTCATAATATCACTGGTACCTAATGAAAAAACAAACGAATCAGTAGCTTTAATATCAGTACCCAATACAATAGTCACTTTCTTGTATAAGTTAGATTGATTGTTAGCAACGTTACCGTGATAGTAAACTGCGCTGTTATATAGACCGTTAAAAGTATAGGTTCTTAAAGAATCGTTCTCATCAAATGGTATATTCATATCATTCGACCATAGTTCTTTATCTGGTCGTTTTTCTAAATCTAACGATGTCCCAATGCTTTCTGCGAATGGTATCTCAGCAGTTTCAAACTTGAGTGAAAAGTTGATTTTCTTTCTGTTTTCTTCTGGAGAAATGACGTCAGAACAAATAACTTGATACTGTCTACCATTTACATAGTAGTTATCGTTAAACGGCTCATGATTCAATACAAGATTGTTATAATCATCAATTTCTTGATAGTCATCTTCTAGCGGTTGAATAAAACGATAATTTAAATCCCTCGATCTTCTTAATTCTCTAATATAAAACGGTTCTAAATCATTAGTTAAAGCGTAAAACTCATCACGTAATCTTGGATTGTCATTTAACTTTGTAGAAACAACATAGCAGTCAACCGTAATACTACGTTTACGATATTGACTGCTTAATAAAATACGTCCACTTGTATTTTCTTTTGTTTCCCATTGTGTTTCACGCTCGGTACTTTCTATATTCACATTGGTTACTTTAAAACCGAAGTCGCCCAATGTGTATTTCTTACCGTTTTTCTTTTTAATTTCTATATCCATTGAACGACCTCCTAAAATGTAAACATAGAATCTTGTTTGGCTAATTCGCCATTAACAATAGCTGTTAAAGCCTCATTGTTAAGATCAAACTCGACTTTAACTAATCGCTTGGACGGATTAGTTTCAAATGTATGCTTATGATTGATTTGTGTATTTAAATTAGCGTTAGCTTTTTGTAAGTTGCTTTGAATATCTGGTATCGCAAGTTGTGAGTTAAACGCTTCAGTAATATCAGTAGCCATTGAGCCCATACCACTAATGACGTTTTTACCTTCTTTGTTGATACCGATATTCAAGCCTTCCATCGTCCATATACCAAACTGACGGAACAACTTAGATGGTGAACCAATATGAAGTGCACTCTTAGCTGCATTCACTGCACCACTCACTACGTTTCTAGCAACTGACGCAACATGACTCGCCATCGATTTAATACCATTGATTAAACCTTGTATTAAATCTTTACCGACTGAAATCATGCTACTTATAAAGCTACGTGCAGCACTTACTGCATTTGATACACCACTTCTAACATTACTAACTACGCTAGACATACCGCTCATAACCGCGCTAATGATACCGTGCATTGCGCTTGAAACCGCACTGAGCATGTTGTTCCAACCATTACGCACGAAACTAACGACGGCTGAGACTATGCTTGATACAAAGCTAGAAATCGATGACCAAACGCTTGAAATCACGCTTGAAATAGCCGACATAATTGAACCTGTCACGCTCATCAATGATGACCAACCAGCCGAAACAAAAGCGACAATTGATGACACTATCGAGCTGACAATACTAACAATCGCCGACCAAATCGCCGAAATAATTGATGATAAAGTTGACATAATCGTTGATGTCACAGTAAGTAACATAGTCCAACCTGTTGATACGAATGTGATGATGGATTGAACAACCGTAGTGATTACAGTCACAAGTAAAGACCAAATAGTCTGTGCTACTGTAACGAGTGTCGTCCAAATTGTCGTTGCTATAGTAACGATATTCTGCCAAACAGTAGCTAAAAATGTACCTAAATTTTGAATCACAGTCATGATTGTAGTGACAATTAACGTCCAAATAGTCTGTGCCACAGTGACTAACGTCATCCAAATCGTAGTGGCTACGGTTACTATGCCTTGCCACAATGTTGATAAGAAAGTGCCTAGCATTTGAACAACCGTCATGATCGTTGTAACAATACTTTGCCAAATAGACATTGCTATTGCGACTAAAGGACCTAGTATTGTTTGGAATTGTGTAACGATTGTAGTCCATAAATTTGATAGCCAATCGCCTAAAATTTGGAAGATGTTTTGTGCCATTGTAACAATCGTCTGCCAAATTTGTGCGCCTGCATTTGAAATGGTCTGCCATGCGCCTTGCCAATCGCCCGAAAGTAATTGAAGTAAAGCGGTAACCGTACTGATGATAACTTCAAGCGCTACTTGTATAACCGCCTTAATAACTTCCCACGCAACTTTGACGATAGTAACAATAGTATTAAAAGTTTGTGCGATGATTGGTCCTAAAACCTGTATCGCAGTTTCTACTATTGCAACGATCTGATTCCACGTATTTTGGAAAATTGGTACTAATGGTCCCATCACTTCTTGTACTCGAGCAAGTAATTGACCTAAAAAGCTAATGACTGCTTGAATCGCAGAACCTACCGCGCTAGCTATCGCATTCCACGCACTTGTGACCGCGTCTCTAACTACTTCTGATGAGTTCCATAAAGCGACGAATATAGCAATCACTGCTGCAACTGCTGCAACTATCAACAATATAGGGGCATTAAGTGCTGAAAAAGCTAAACCTAAGCCTTCTAATGCGCCCATCAATGCACTACCAATTGCAGAAAACGCTGCTATTGCACTCTCCGCTCCTGTTAATGCCATCGCAAATTTAGAAATGAAACCAATCGCAGATAAAATAGGCGGCCCAATTGTCATAAATATACCTGCTAACGTAGCAATTACACCTAAAATTGCACCGATGGCTGGGTGCGCCTCAGTCAACTTAGCAATAAAGCCTGTAATTGCTACCGCGACATTTAAAACCGCAGAGGCTAATGGTGCCATTGCAGTACCTACCGCGATTAGTATTCTTATAATATTTCCAATTAAAGTGACAAGCTTAGGTCCATTCTCTTGTACGTATTGAATGAACTGTTTAAAACCGTCGCTTTCTGCTACGGTAGCGCTCCATTCTGCGAACTTGGCAGACATTTGCGCTAATGATGAAAGAATGATGTGTGTGTTAGGTGCGAATGCTTTCATTAGGTTGAATATACCTTTGAACGTATTACCGAAAATCTGACCGATTAATGGTAAATTCTGTTTCGTATATTCGATAAATGATCTAATAGCGTTCTGACCTTCTGTGCTTTGAGCCCATTTATTAAATGCTGCGCCCATTTTAACGAATCCTTGAGATACCCATTCGGCTAATGGGGCTAACTGCGTTAACACGCTAATAATGCCACTGCCAAATTGACCTGCCGCATTTAACATATTGTTAAAGATATTAACACCAGTAGTACCCATCATTTGGAAGAATTTTTGTGCTACTTGTGAGTTCTTAGCCCAATCGAGCATTTTAGCGCTTGCCTGTTCCATTCCTTTAGAAACGCCTGTTAAGAATGGTGTTAATCCTTTTAACGCTACCTTAGCAGTATTAACGCCATTCGCTAATGTATTAAATATCTCTGCTTGATTCTGTTTGATTAAGCCTTCCCATGTTGATTTAAGACCGTCTAGTGCACTTTGATAATTCTTAACCTCACTGGTTGCTTGTAACGTACCATTCTCGACCATTTGCAACGCCGATACTGCCATAGCACCAAAGCCGACCACGCCTGCACCTGCTGCTGCAAATGCTCCTGCAATGCCAACTGCACCACCAGCAACAACACCTGCTGCATTTAACACTGCCATTAAAGCTGGAACGATACTCGCAATTGCCGGAACAAGTAATGAGATGTTAGATAACATAACACCTTTTATCATGTTACTGAATACAGTACCGAATGTACGAATGTCATTCGCCACAGTATCTAATACATTATTAGCATTTTCTAAACCTTGATGAAATGCTTTTAAGCCTCCAACGGCTTTCTTCTCATCAACAACAAGCCGTGTGCGTACAACGTTAGGTATTGAACGTAACATCGCTTTAAAGATACGAATTTGAGCGACTGCAGCTCTTTGATCTACTTCAAGTTTGGCTTTTGCACGTTGTCGAGCAAAGTCATTTAACGACTTTTTAACTATAGCGATTTGTTCTCTCGCTCTAGTAGCGTCTGCGTCTAAATTCGCACTATAGTGATGACTTGTGATTGTTTTAAGATTTGCTTGTAACAATCTGATTTGTGCGTTCGCTTTAGAAACGTCGGCTTTAACTTCTACGTCTGGACTATCGTTATCAATTCGTTCAATATAACGCTCTAACTCTGCGATATTTGTAACGGCTTGCGTAATATCTGCTTTTAAATTAGCGTCTGCCTCAACATTATCAAATGACTTGATAATCGCTTTAGCTTGGTTAACTTGTTCACGTAAGTGACTAGAGTCAATATCTAATTTAGCGTTTGCCTCTGACATTTCGAATTCTTCAATTGCTTTTTTAGCCTCATTAACACCTTTTGTAACACCTGCAGTATCTGCGTCCAGTTTAATATCTTTGATACTCGCAGCAACTGCTTTAAAGTGTTCTGTATCGCCGATAGCTTTTCTAAACTCACGCTTAAACTTATCTGTATCAGCCTTCAAAGTCGTACTAATTTGATAATCTGCCACGTTCTACACACCTCCAATCTATTTTTTATTAAAGTTAGCGATCATTTGTAATAAGTCTTTGTTTGGTTTATTATCTTCAAACTTCGATTCACTACCGAATTTGAGCGGCTCTCCTCTGTTAAGACGTTTAACATTCGCTTGATAATCGATGATTTCATCGGCGTTACTGAATTTGTATTCCATTTCGTCTTTTTTGCCACCTTTTACCTTTTGTTCTGCTTGTGCGTCACGAATAGCAAAAGCTAGCTTATACATTTCCATATCTTTATCAAGTTGTTCGTATTCAAGCGCCCACATTCGATAATTAAATTCGCGTAACGTCATCATTTCTATGTCTTTTAAGTTATATATTTTCAACTTACTCATACATAGAACAATTAGACGATCATACGTCATTACATCATCATCGTTTATTTCTTCTTCTTGTTCTTCTTGTACTCGTCTGGCACTAGGTTTTGGGTTAACACATTCTTTCCCAGTTCATTTAAAATTTCTTCGCAGAAATCAGAAATATCACTATTTTCCATAATGTCGGTTAATACTACTTCTAATTCTTCATCAGTTTTAGGGTATTTTTTATGATGTGATACTGAAGCTCTAATAATTTTTGATAATGCAGCAATGTTATTAGTGCGTAAGTTAGGTACTAATAAGTTTAAACCTTGCCCTACTGCCATTTGTTCAACATCAAAACCTAATTCTTTATCAATTTCATTTAAAAACTTCAATCCGAAAGACATCTCTAATTCTTGACCATTAAAATTAATATGCATAATGTAATAACCTCACTTTAATTTGTTTATTTAATAAAAAAGGAGGGCGTTAAGCCCTCATAATTATTTGTCTGATGTTGGTTTAGTAGCTGTTGATGGTTCGTTTGGTTGCGGAATACTTTCGGCAAGTCCGTCATTAGCCGGATCACTTGCAACTGTATCGTGGAATCCGTATTGAGCTTTGTTTTGCTCGATAACGTCCGGTAATGTAGCCCAACCACGAATTTTCTTCATGTAAACGCCGTATTCAACTTCAAACTCTGCAATACCATCAGCCTCGTTAGAACGAGTGATCGAATTGAAATAACCTTGTCTATATTCAGCTTTATATTTACCGTTCTTTTGAACGCGTTTGTTGATTACCCAAACTTCATAAGGTCTATCCTCCTCAGTAGCGTCCTCAACTTCATCTGCTAACGTGTCATCGTGATTCATGTAGCAAGTCCATGTAACTGTACTTTCTAAAGAACCACCGCTATTAACAGAACCGTCCATAGTTGCCTCTGTGTCACGGTCTTTTTCTGTTTCACGTTCCATTTCTGTAATCCACATTACTTTGTCAGCGTCCTCTTTAGCGCCAACCGGACGAAGTAAAATTAATTCATCAGTACCCTGTTTAATTGCCATAGGTTAATACCTCCAATTTATAGTAATAAAAAAAGCAACTCGACTAAACGAGTTGCTAGTGTGCGTTATATTCAATGTTTATAACTGTGTGTAATAATTCTTGGTTTGTTTCTATAACAGTCATTTCATTAACTGTTAGGTTGGGTTGCGTTAACGTGTAACCATCTAACGAAATATCATTCAATAATACGTTTTGAACCTGCATATATAACTCATCATTCGCGCCTTTATCATCACTTAATGACCATATGTGCACGGTGGCACTGGGGTAACCACTGAAACTATCGAAAGTTAAGCGTGAGATATGGTCATTTACTGTTTGAATCGCGATGAATGGATATGTTAATTCTTGGTTCAATTCTTTTGTTTCAATAACTGGAACATCTAAACTCAAAAATTTTTCATACAAGTAGTTAAATAACTGTAGCTTAGCTGATTGCATAAAAAACACCTCCTAACCGTTTAGAAGGCGTTCAAAATCTTCGTTTATTTGAGTTATAAATTTCTCATATACTGGTTTCATAAACGTTTCTGGTTCCATATATCTCGTACCATATTCAACAAAACCACTATAACCTGCTTGAGAAGTAACCTCGTATTCTAAATGCCCATTTTTCGTGCTTTCAATTTGTCGTGCTAGATTACCAGTCCAGTAACCTTTAACAAAGTTTTCTCTTGCACTTAAAACAGTGTCATCTACAAATTCATTTGCGTTTTCACGTAATATCTCATTAGCGTCATCATCAATGTCATCGTGTGCCGTATGCAATGCGCCTAGCAACTCATCTATACCATCAATGCGCATTATTTAACCTCCTCAACATAGAACACTGTGTCATGTTCGTAGTTGATTTTCTTAACGATTAAATACTTAACGCCATTAATATAGGCATGAGTCACTTTCGCCTCAAAATGACCGTTTAAACGAATGATATTGATATCTTTCTTGATGTCGCCAAACTCAACAACAGTTTTCTCTGCAGACAATGGACTAATGTTACATGGTATCGGGTCATATACCCGTTCAACTTTTTCGGTTTTACTCGCTTTCGGATTGTACGCCCCTTTAGTTTCGACGGCAAATTGAACACGTTTGTTGTATCTCAATAGAATCTGATACCACCTTTACGCTCAAGTGTATCAACTGGAAAAAGGGCGTCGATGATTTTATCATAAGCGTCAAAATCATTTGCCTCGAAACTGTTTGAGCGACCATCAACACTTTCTGATGTCATACCCTCTGCACCGATACGATTATAACGTTTGCTAGATACTTCAATTACAATGAAGTCTAATTCAGACGGTATAACGTCATCTGGTTGTTTTGGTATGCGTGATAATAGTTCAGCCTCAACATTTTCAATTATCGTTTTTAACTGCTCATCTTGTAAATCATCAGTTAATCCAATTCGAGTTTTAACTTTCTTTAAATAATCCATGCGCTAGCACCTTCTTTAACTTATTGAGCCGGTGTCGCAGCTTGTGCCTTTTCTGGTTTGATGTCAACTTTAACTACTGCGTCAATGTTTTCTGGGAACATAGAAATTGCATGCGCCATGATTGTCTCAGTAGTTAAACGGTTAGAGATGATGTCATGTAACACACCAACGAAACCTGTTTGATCTGTTGCGAATGGGAACGCACGAGATAATTCGCCTCTTGGGTTCGCATAAGCAACGTTTAAGTTTTCTGCAACTGTTAACCAAACTTCGCCCTCCGGTACATCAGAGAATTCAATTACACGTACACCAACATAAGTAGTTAATAAGTTTAAGCCGAAGAAAGAACCGTTTGAGTTAATTAATCCATCAGCAATGTGACCTGCAACATCGTTAGGGTTAACTAAAGCGATTGGTGTTACTTCTGTATCTAATAATACTGATAAGTTCGCACGTCCTTTTGCTAATGCGCCTTGTAAGTTCTTACCTTCCAATTTATCTTTGTTCGTACGTTGTTTATTGTTTAAAGCTGCGCGTAACATGTCAAAGAAGTCTGTTCTGAAACGTTTTTGCACATAACGTAACAACTCGTTGTCAGTTTGGTTAACCGCTAAATCATAACCATGTGCTTGTACTGCCTCAGCTGATGTAGACTTTCTGAATTTCTTGAATTTCAATTCAGTGATGTCGACTTGTTCACGTTCAACTTTAGTTAATGGAATTTCGTCGCCTTCTGCTACGATTCCGTCGTTATTACCTGTTGGATCTACTTTAAAACGATATTGTTTTAATGCAGTACCTACGTTCATAGGAATTTTGTTTGTAATGTTTAAAGCCTCGAATAATTTGTTTAAGTTTTCGCCCATTTTGTTAGCGAAGTCGATTGACTTAGCCTCGCCTAACGCTTGAACGTCAATTAAATTGTTTTCTGCCATGATTAATAACCTCCATTTTAGTTAAATAAGTGACGATTACGAGCAATAGCTTGCTGTCTTTGCATATCGTCTTTAATGTTTAAAATATCTTGTTTTGACATACCGCTAGATGAAACATTTTTCGGAGAACCTTGACGTAACGATTCTTTAACTTTGGCTTGTACCATATCGTTTAAGATTTTAGAGAACGATTCAATCTTCTCTTGTGTTTCATCTGCGTCGGTAGAAACCACAAAGTCTAAAATTTCATCATTTGCTTTAATGTCACGTTCATTCAACATTGATCGAGCTGTGTCACGCATTTCATAACGTGCTTGTTTATTGCGTAATTCTTCATTCTCTTTACGCAATTTTTCGTTCTCATACTCTTCTTGTTGATCTTTATTCATCTTTGCTAGCTTTTTAGCCTCTTCAATGGCGTCTTGCTTTTCTTGTTCCTTTTGTTTCATACGACGTTTTAACTCATCGTTTAAGCGTTTGTTAAACTCTTCTTCTGAATAAGTCTTTTCGTCTTTTTCTTCGCCTTCTTCATCAATAGGTTCATTGTTATTTTCGTCAACCTCATTAGATTCATCGGCAAAGAATTGTAATTTAAGTTTTAATTTATCTTGGATATCCATTTGATTACACCTCATTTGTTTACTCTTGATAAGTTTTAAGTCGTTGCATGGTTTGGACTATATACACTTGCGCCTTTTAACGTCATGAGCATGGTTCGGACATAAAAAAGAACCTAAATAAAGTTTTTAGGTTCAAACGATTTCTTATTCTCTTTTTCTTCTTGTCGCTTTGGCTTAGGTGTCGGCTTACTTTCGTTTAGCTTTCTTAATTCTTCCCAAATACCATTTAATGCAGTAACAGCTTGCTTATCATAATTTGACATTAGGGTCGCCCTCCTGTATTGCTTTCTCCAATAACTCAACCTTTTCTAAATCGGTCATGTTGTCTTTAAGAATGTCGTTAGGATCTTGTGCGAATGTTTGTAAGTATTCATCGATAACATTATCAAGTCTTTCTTGAACGCTCATGTTTAACACCTCACTTTTTTCCGGAATATTTACCTTTGTTTTTAGCGTAGAATTTATCACGCCAATTCGTAATCTTCGGCATTGTTGTACTTCTGCAATGCGCATGCATTGGCGGTGCATTCACACCTGGTGTCATGTCTTTCACTTTGAACGTTTTACCGTCCATACCTCTGCACGTATCACTGGTCTTGTTATCTAGCTTAGCAACGTAGGTATATTCGCCATCTTCTCCCAACATCTCAAGATACGATATTTTTTGTGCCTCGGTTTGAACACGTGCTGATTCAGTAATAAGTAAACGTTTAGCCTCGTATGTACTAACGCCCATCTTCTTTTTAAACTCAGCCACGTATTCGTTAGGGTGGCGACCACGTGCAACCACGTTAGTAGTTATACGTTCGACCTCTTTACGTACTTTATCCATATCACGCCACAACCGTTTTGACCATGTTGCGCCTTTAAAGTTACTGTTAACGATTGCTTTAATGTGACGGTCTTTAATACTCACATCGCCTAAAATACCGGATTGTCGTTTCGTTTCACGTTCAATCGCATTAACTAAACCTTTTTCAATCTCTTTTTCTACTCGATAACCGTGTTTCTTAACAGTTAAATCGAGTGTTTGTTTTAACAATTTCTCACGTGAAACATACATCTTTGTGTTGTACTTTTTAAGTTCTTTGTTAGCTTTCTCACTAAAGTCTTTTGTTTCAACATATTCTCGAGCTTTACCTTTGAATGCAACAACATCAAACTCGTCGATAGTCTTTTTAGCCTCTGTGATAGAAACTCCTTCAGCCGTCGCATATTTAGCGTAGAATGCAAACAGTTCTTTTGCTATCTCTGCATACATTAATGCAATAATACGCTCTATTTCTGCGACCACTTTAGCGTCTTGTACTACTTCACTATCAATTGTGTTCTGTGCGCGTTCAATCCAGTATTGTTTAGCCTCTGTCATCTTCATCATCTACTTTTTCGTTTGATGGTTGATTATCTTGCTCAAACGTTTCTGGATATTCTAATGTGTCAGATTCTTGTTCTTCTTTCTCGCGCTCTTTCTTCATCTTCTCAAGTTCTTCGTTAGGATCATCAATGAAGTCGAGTAACGATAAGCTAGTTGATTCAGAAATCTGACCATGAACCGCATTGAATGCCTCGATAGATTCCATCATCGATTTCGGTAAGTTAGGAGAAAACTGTATTTCAATTTCTTTGTAAGATAACTGTGTTAAATTCTCGATGTTAACGTTGTTAAATAACAATTTGTAACGTTTCATCAAACCTTTTTTGAATAAGCGTTCTTTAATCGCCCTTAACTGTTCAAGCCCAAACAACTTGTATTGCATGGCTTGACCGGATTGAACACCACTAAAGTTCTCATCATTAAGGTCTGGTGTGTTCGTTTCTTTGTGAATATCTTTCTGTAAACGACTTTTATATGCCTCTGTACCTGCTACGTCGTATTGTTTATAAATGTATTTAACATCCGCTTTACCTTCGTTACCATTCGCATTCATTGACGGTCTAATGTGTACCATATTCGCGTCTTGGAATGCTTTAGCGTCATCGCCTTCTAATTCCATGTTACCGATAATAGCTAACATAGCGTCATTTAAATCTGACATATAGTTAGCTGTATCAGATTGAGCACTATCGTATGCGTCAATCTTACTCAACACATTTTCGAAGTCGCTTTGTTTAAATTGATCGTTAAGATATTCGATAACTGGTACGTCATTGTAATAATGTGGCACTGTTTCGAATGTTTGAAACTTACCGTTGTTAATCTGAATGTAATGAATATCAGTATCGGTATATACTTCAATATGTTGAATTGGTATCTTTTGAGCGTTTTCTTTTTCGTAGTAGCGCACACCTGCAACAACTTTCTTATCTAACGTCATATCATATACGACAAATGTATTCTTTGGATCTAGTAACTTAAACGTATCTTTATCTTCAAAATCACGATAAACGATTTCGTATGCTCTACCGTAAATTGATAAGTTCAACGCTAAATCACTGTTAACTGCGTCTGCGTCATTATTGTCGTTTAGTTCGATTAACTTTGCGTTAGTATTTTCGTCTTTGTGAGTAATCGTAATTGGATTACCTGTCAGATAACCAACAATGAAACGTGACACATACTTTGCAAAGTTATGTACAACACGATGGTCAGACTTAGTATCATCTAGTCTACGCTTACCACTCAATATACCAGTGTTACGTGCTAGGTAATAATCTTCCAATGTTTCTAATCTCGGCACTTGGTCTTGTTTATGCTTATTGACAAAGTCTCGAAGTGTTTCTTCTTGTAGTAACTCGTCAATATCTTCGACTAAAAAGTCATCGTTAGCATTTCTCGAGAACCTAGCTTTATTAACTAATTCTTTATATCTATTATCCATTAACCTCTTAACATTCCTTTCATTCGACGTAAATCGTTCACATCTTCTTTTTCGGTACGTTTGAATATTAAATCTTCAAGACTGTAACGCAATGCGTCTAGTGCGTGATTGTTTTTGTCTATCGGTTTGTTTAACCAGTTACCTTCATTATCTTGGTCGAACGTGTATGTGTTCAGTTCTTCGATGGTATGTTCGCATGATGGGTGCACATATATTTTAAAGCCTTGTACATACTGAACGCCTGCCATGATAGAACCACCTGGTTTAAACGCTGCTTTAATTTTACTAATACCTTTGTTGCGTAACTCTGTAATCAAACGCAATTCTCTATCTGCTTTTATCTCTGCGTCTTTCAAACCTTTATCGACAATCATTTGATATATCTCATCAGTGACCATTGCCTTCTCGTAATGTTCATCGTAGATATACAGTTCTTTATTATCTAAATCAACGACCACACTAACTAATGCAGTAGGATCGTTTGTGAAACCAAAGTCGATAGCATGTACTTTCAATTGTGTTTCTTTATACTTCGCAAACCAATCAAACTCAACAACCTCAAAGTTATCGTAAACAAGACCTTCAGCAACGCCCCAATCGCCATCACAGACGATTCTTGCACGCCTTGGTTTAGTTCTATACAAATCTTCATAACGGTCAATATCGGCTTGGTCTAACCATTCGTTAACTCTGTACGTTGTTGTATACGAAAACGTATTTTTAAGTTTAGTATCTTCATCGAAGAATGTACGTTTGAGCCAGTGGCGTTCTGACCACGGGTTGAATGTCACTGTTATCTGTTTGAAGAAGTCTGGTGCGTCGATACTACCTCGAATTGATTCGGTTACGGTACTAAACTTATCAAACGTTTCAATCTGGTATGCTTCCTCACAATGCGTTACGAACATCTCGCTACGATGTTCTCTGTATGTTTCCATACAGTTCAGACTATATCTTCACTATTTCTAGTGCCTCCCGTTTCCACCTGCTTAGGTGTACTCTACTAACTGCACAAAAAAGACACTCAATTTAATGAGTGCTATTTGTACGCTTTCGATAGTCGTTACACGTTATTAATTGATTTTATATGATTTGTTATTAACAATTTGATTAATCACTCTTGGTGTTACATCATAATCTCTAGCAATTGCAACAGTACCATCAGTTTTGCTGTATCTTTTATAACGTTTCCTGATAGTTTCTACTTGTTCGATCGTTAATTTAGATTGAGCGTTTGCTTCGCCCTTCATACTCTTTTTCAGTTGAGTATCATAAGCATGTTGCATATTTTCGTTTAATGTAGCCCATTCTAAATTCTCAACACGATCATCTGTTTTGATACCATTAATGTGATTCACAGTAGGTTTGTTATCGGGATTATCTATAAAATGAGTAGCAACAAGTCTACAAACTCTAAAATCTTTCCCTTTACCTTCTTTATGCAAATTCACTCTAGCGTAACCATCTTTAGTTAAACGTTTTTTACTGTTAAGTATCTTTTCTTTTCTCATGCAACTACCAGACATCTTAGGTAAAGATTTAACTCTACCTAAATTGCTAATTTCATATAAACCTTCATAACCTTGAATATCTTTCCAGATTTCAGTCATATAATCAGCCCTTTATACTTGATAAGCTAATTATACCATTCCGGTTATGGTATTACAATTAATCTTCGCTCGGTATTGTCCTCAACTGAATGTTAGGAGTTTCACCGAATTAGAGAGGTTTTACGTGATCTGATATGTTAAACCACGCCCAACATAGTATGCCATTTTCTACTGTTATAGATGTTATTTTCAAAGAATCATCCAAGCCTCTAAATAAAATCTTCTGGCCGGTTGGTTTATAAGTTATTTCTGGCATGCTTTCGTTGAATTTAAATAAGTGAGCGACTCCCAGTTGGTTAGCCGCCCACTTTAAATCCGTGTATGTTGATTGCTTGTTAGTATTACTAAAACGTCTTACAACGAGCAAATTAGCCCATTCGTATTGCATTAACCGGTAAATGAAGTTAAGTGCCGTTGTCTTACTCTTTTTACTACCACGCGAGCCTTTAACTACCCTATACATGTCTTTGTTGTGCCAAAATCTGTTGTAACCACCGCCAATTACTTTTGACGGACTGACTAGCTTTCTATCAGTCATCTTTTGGCACATCGTCTACGAATATAGGTGTAGTAAGCTCAACTTCTTGTTTTTCTGTCCACATTCGATAACGTTTACCGAGTAACTCGGCCGCTTTGGTTCGTGCCGAAGTATCGGAACGCTTTTCATGCGCTTGTATTTCTGAAACGAAGTCGCCAACTGGTACATTCATCAACTCAACGTCATTAACCTGTCCACGCATTACCGATGTGAGATATTGCATGATTTCGTCTTGGTCTGCTATAGTTTCTTTTTTGAGTTCTTCAAGTCGTTCATCAATGTAACTTTTTACTCTCTCATTTTCTAACAATTTATTTATGTTACCTTTTGCATAGTTATGACTATAACCTGCATTAACTGCCGAATGATAAAGGTTACCTGTTTTAATATACTCATCTGCGAATCTTTGTTGTTTCAAAGTTAATTTCATCTCATATACCCCAACTTTCACGGTAATACCTTTTTGTAATATAAAAATGAGGTCTAACCAAATCATTGGCTAGCCTCTAAGTGATTGCTTATATGAATGTGCGCAAGCAATCGAACGCGCTAAGCAATTATATACTTCGCACTATCATTATATTAAAAATTCTGTCCGTTCTAAAATAGTGTCATTTTCGTCATTTTTGTCATTTTTGTCATTTTCGTCACTGTAACAAGTATATTTTTTCTGCTAAGTCATCCTTACGTGCTAAAAAGTTAGTTCTATTTAATCGGGAGTTTGGCATGTCTTTTATTATTTCATCTCTGCGTCTGCCCTTTTTTAAGTGACTTAAGAATATAAAGTCAACATGCCCTAACTTCTGTTGGGATTGATTGATAAATTCTACTTCTGCTAACATCTGAGCATGACGTTTACTCATTCTCTCACGACGTATAACAGAGTCCTCAACCTTACTCCCATTCTTCCCTTGTGGTTTAGGTAACGTAGCTTGTATACCATACTGTGCAATTGAGTTACTATCACAATCTGGTATTACAGTAACTAAATACTTACACGTCATTTGGTAATTATCAATCATGTTAATAATAGCTTCTTTTGAATACAATACTTACCCTCCATGTTTCAACTTATCTCTTAACACTTCTATTTCATACTCTTTCATTTCTAACTTATGCTTTAACTCGTTCTGTTCAAGAATTGAGCCAAATAATAAGATGACTAGGAAAATGATTGCTATAACTCCCCAAATCATTCGACCACCTCTAAATTAGGTTTGTGTCGTAATATACGTCCACCACTCATTTTTCTAAACCCTCTAGCATCTTCTAAATACTTCCACTGCGTTGCTTTTTTAAGCTCTCTTGTTAATTTTAATTCTCTATCATTTGAAACATATGGCACACCTTCTTCGCCATCGATTAAGTATACTCCCTCGTTCACTTCAACAACAAAACAACCAATATCAATCATTACTTACTCACCTCTCTCATCAATCGATTAAGATGTGCATGATCTGCGTCGGTAAAATCTAACGGCGCATCTAAGTCGTCGTCACTCTGCCACCAAATAATAAGTTGCTCTGTCACATACTTACCTAACTCATACATTGCTAACGTGAATATTAGTTTTGAAATGTGTTTAATCATTCTTATCCTCCTCGAATATCTTCATTGCCTCTTCTTTACTCTCTGCATTAACCACAGTAAACGTTTGATTCTCTCTAACCTTAGTCACGTGTGGATATTCATTACCACTTGAATCTGTGAATGTTGTGATTAGGTATTGAGGCATTTTTCAACCACTCTCTTTACTAAATCACTTATATAAAAGAAAAGTTGTTCTATTAGTTTTCGTAATCGCAGAAAAGTATATAGAATTAATGTTGAATTGTAATACTTTAATTTATGTGTCACTTCCCCAGCACCTCCCGAACACGTTCATAGATATCTTTAGTATCCTGTTGACCCGAAACCATCAGTACCCCTCTCGCTTTTCACCTTAAAATCTTTCACTTCAACGAGTTCAGGAGTGAGTATTGGTACGATAACCAACTGCGCTAGTCGGTCGCCTTTGCTAATTTGGTACACTGGTGTGTCTATTATTCCCGAATGGTATTTAGTTTCTTCATCAATACCATAAACTGGATAAATCAACCCACCATCTTCAACATTCATTATCGCGCCGTCATATTGGTCTAAACTTATATAGTCATTCTTAATATTAACCTTCATATGCCCTTGATAACCTGCGTCAATCTTCCCTGTCTCAACTACAAGATGTGTCTTACTACTCACACCACTTCTGCTTGTAAGTAATCCCACATAACCTTTAGGTATATTCACTGCTATATCAGTAGCAATTAATGCTTTCTGTTGTGGTTCAAGTATTACTGTTTCTGCCGAGTAAATGTCATAACCGGCGTCTAGTCTGTCACGCGTTGGCATTGTTGCGTTGTCTGATAATAATTTGATTTCTAATTGATTAGTCATTTTGTTCCTCCTCGATAAATTCAACTTGATATAATTCCACTTTTATTAATTTGTTATCGTATTCAATAACTGCAAAAGTCTCTTCTCTAAATTCGCACAAAATGTCATACTTACGATTGGAAAACACCCCGTGGAATTTATCTCTAGTGATTTCATAAATACGTTTAGTTTCAATTGTCATCACTACCACGCTCCAATTTTTGATATTTCAAAACCTCTAATTTTATTCTTGCAACCAACTCATACGAATTAACACTTTCATCAACAGCATTGACAATCTCATCAAACGCCTGTGCTTTTCTTTCCAACTCTACATCACGCTCACGCAACTTCTTAAGGTCATCAAGCATTGCGTCGTAAGTGTCTTGTGATAGTGTTACTGTCATCTCATACACTCCCTGTTACTGTGTTTATGTTCTTCTAATACTTTCATCACGACTTTATTGCTACCTACTTTAACCACAAAGCCTTGCACACCTTTTTCACGTAATTCACGATTAATCTGTGTTGGCGTCTTACCTTTAGTGTTGTATCTATATCTCTGGTTGATCGTTGACGATAGTTCGTATGTGCTAGTTGTCATTGTTTGTGTCCCACACCTTGATTGCCATATCGACGCTTTCTCTTGCTTTCTCTAAATCTTGCAGTCCATTCTTTCTTGAGGCACGCATTAAATATTTCAATGCATTACCAACATGGTAGAATACTGACGCAGATTTATATGTTTTGCCGACTGCTTCAATGATTACGTTTGCCGTAAATATTCCAAATTGATAATGCGGTGGTTGTTTAACCATATCCACTTTCTGATTACTAATAATTGTCATTGTCATCTACACCTTTACTATGTCGTATTTATCGTCTATCACTACTAATTCACTACCTACTCGTACTTTTAAATACGGTTCGCCTTTAAAGTTATAATGGAGTTCTTCCACAACTGCAGGAAATGAGTTAGTTGCGTTTGGATATTTGAACCAAATATCATCGCCTGTATTTAATTCATGTAATTCCATTTGCTTATCCCCTTTGCACTCTGCCATATGAGTCGGTTTTAACTCTGGCGATTAAGTTGTTTTCTAATGATCTAGCGTATATACTGCGTTTGTGTTTTTGTGGAACGTTGAACAAATGTGGTTTCTTTCTACGTAATTCTTGTTCTTCTCTTGTAGCAATACGTTGTTCACGTTCTTTTTCTTCAATTTCTAACTTCATAGCGCCTTTATCAGCATTTATAGGTCTAGCTATGAAATATGTTGGTTTATAACCATTCTCAATAATACGTCGTCTAATGTCATAATCACTTAAACCATTATTGATAGCTACTTCATAAATCTCTATAGGTACATCAATCTTTGTCGAATTGATTGATAACGGGACGTATATGTCACCGTATTTATCCCTATATCTTCCAACTGTTCTAACCATTTACTCCACCTCTATTAATTCAATCAGTTCTAAATCTTCATGCATCAATTCTTTTTCTGGGTTCTTTGCGATTAAATCTAAAAGTCGTTCGCGTTCTTCTGTAGTGATTCTGTTGTTGATCCAAACAGGGTACTTCACACGTACTTTTAGTTTTGCTTCAACTTCGATGGTTTCTTCTCTGTGTTCCATTTCATCACCCTTTCTCTTTCTTGCGTTGACGTCTCACTTTCACTAATTCATCGTATTCAATCCAATCAAGCCCAGTGTATTTAGGCGCTTTACATATCCATGTGAGTTTTACATCTCTGTACAAATATCTGAACATCTTAGCTTTAAGTTTTGCCGTTTCAGTAGGTCTACCTTTAACATCTATCACTTCGATCAACTTATCATTGAGATATAATGCAAAATCTGCAATATATTCTGCCTTACGTTGCTTACCAAACTTAGGTACAAGCTCGTATCTTGGCTGTATTTCGATACGATCATAGTTAACGCCATTCATCTTACTTTCTAAATGTTGGTAATATTCACACTCTACTTTGCTATCAAATACATGTCCTTTGTACTCAATTTTCTTCGCGTTATATTTACTCATATGCCACCTCTACAAATATTCGAATAGATTCGCTTGTAATCCTAGTTCTCGCTCATATAGAAGCCCATACACGACCTTAAATCGTTTTAGCTCACTATCTGTCATAATTTTCTTATCGTCGCTAAAATGGGCGCCTGTGAGCGAATAAACCTCATTAGTGTTGTCTTCGTACTTGATGACCTTAATATCTTGAGTGCCATCAGATCTATATAGGTAATACCTTTCGATAATCCCCATCTTTATCCCTCCATTTTGTTTCATTCATGATTAACTCCTGGACTTCTTCATATTCGTCAAACGCTTTTATCGTTCCGTTATCGAGCAACCTTTTAACTGCCCAACCTGATTCAATTAATTTTTTAGCTATCAGTGGGTCGTCTTGGTAATCTTCTCGATACATAATGCCTAACAATTTTTGATATTCATGTACTTTCATCCAATAAACCTCTGTGTTTTCTTATAGAACTCTAAATGTGCAACACCAGTTTCTCCGTCTTTATTTTTAGAAATGATAAATTCAATATCAGATTTACCAGTATCTAAATCTATTTGGTCCTTATCGTAGTAATCATCACGATAAAGAAAGAAAATCATGTTGGCGTCTTGCTCAATCCCACCTGCTTCTCTTAAATCAGACATCATAGGGCGTTTATCATTACGTGACTCAACACCTCTACTTAGTTGTGACAATGCAATGATGATACAACCTGTTTCTTTAGCAATGATTTTTAAATCACGAGATATCTTTTCAACTTCTAAACGTCTATCGCGCTGCGGTACATCTGATTGCATAAGCGTTAAGTAGTCAATGAATATGACATGCGGCTTGTCTGATTTCTGTGAGGCTACTTCTCTCACGTCTTGTGGTGACATTTGTGCTTGATCTTCAATTTTTAGTGACTTACATTTCTTAATTTGGTCAATCGCATTCATGACTGAAGACACTTCACTGTCGTTTAGCCCATTGCCTTGTTTGATTTTAGTTAGTGGTATGTTGGTAATAGTTGCTACTAATCGTTCAACGATATTATTACCACCTGTCTCTAAACTGAAGAATGTTGTAGGATAACCTCGTCTTGCAATATTCCACATCATTGTTAATGCAAGCGATGTTTTACCAAGTGATGGTCTAGCACCTAATACATTAAGTTGCCCTGGCTCAAAACCGATGATTTTATTGTCTATAGATGAGATACCAGTTTTAATAAATTGTTTTGGCTCATCAGATAAAATGTTTTCTACAACTTCAGCTAAAAAACTGTCTGTTGCGTCTGCTCTTTTTATCGTCATGCCCTTTAATTTCTCTAATTCCTCGACCAAATAATTAAAATTATTCTTAGTTGGCATTGATTGATACTCTGAGACCTTCTCACGAGCCTGTGACAAGACGTATTCTTGTAATAGGTTCAATTGGTCGTCCATAAAAAAGACCTTGTCAGTGCCGTCTGAGTTGTATATACGACCTAGTCGGTCAGTAGATATAAAATCTTTATCATCTCTACTTTTGAAATAGATTTGGTTTACATCAACTTTGCCTTGTTCAAGTACATGCTCGACGAACCCTCTTAATTTCTCATCAGTAAACATCTCAGCTTTTAATCGGAATTTACCTAGTAAATCTGGGTTACGCATAAGGTTAGATATGATTGATTCTTCGGTGTTTAATACATCAATACTCATCGTCTAACCCCCATTCTTCTTTCATCTTTTGCCATTGTTCTCTTAATTGTTGTCTCTTCTCTCTGAATTCTTTGTCATGTTGCATTCTATATTTATCAGTTTGTTCTTCTGGTATCACTGCACTTTCCATCTCTGGTGGTTTACGATCAATGATTTGTGCAATTGTAGGTTTATAACGACTTTCTCTAATGTATTTCTTAGTTTTGTGTAAGGTTCTGTCGTAGTCGCCATAATTCATGATTTGTTCTAACCACAAGTCAAACTTGGTATCATTAAACTTCATATCGTAGACATTATTAACTAGCTCTATGATTTCGAATGCTTCAGCCTTAGTCATTGGCATAATGTCTAACCTCCTAATATTTCTTGTTTCTTCCTAGCTAAGTAATCATCTTCTTTAGGTTGTTTAGGTGTAACCTTAGCTATCGCTTTCTCTTTAGTATCGACACCGTCTTTATTCCAGTTCTCTAATACTTTGATAAGGTAGTTAATACCTTTGTTGTTTTCTTTACAGTAATCAGTAGCTACAGTAATGATGTCTAGTTTGTTATCTTTAAAGTCATTTATAGTCTCTTCTAGTTGTTGTGCTTTTAATGGACTTTGTATAATTTCTAAATTATTACTAATGTATTTAAACGAGTTAGTTACGTCGTCCCTGTCTCTATTTATTCTTGTATTATTAAACCTTGTATTATTCTCTTTAACATTTGTGTTAATAGGGGTATTAACAGAATTGTTAATAGGGGTATTATCATTTGTGTTAATAGGTCTTAACATTTCTGTTAATGGGTACATCTTTCTTTGTTTGATTTCATTGCCCTCTCGAACAATTTCAACATTTAGATATCCGCATTCTTTTAAGTTAGCTATACGTCTTGATATCGTTACTTTTGTAACTTCATATAATTTAGCGAAATAACCATTACTTGCTGTGCAGTAACCGTATTTATTACTTAATGATGTAATTTCTGCAAACAGTAGTTTTTCGCTATCTGTCAGTCTGTTATCGTATCTAACGTTTGCTGTAATAATTGAGTAGTAGCTTGGTTGATCAGTCATTATCGTCACTTCCTAGTAATTCAGTAACAGTTATGCCCATGTTGTCTGCTAATATTTTCAAGCGTTTATTATTAGGTTTTTGCTTATTATTCTCCCAATTAGAAACAACTCCGCTTTTAGCATTAAATCGTTTTCCAAATTCTTCCATTGTTTCTCCTAAATTAATCCGATGTTCTTTTATCTTTTGTCCTAAAGTCATTGAGGTTTCTCTCCCTTCAACATCTTATTTAATCTCTCATCAACTTTGATCCAACTATTGTGCAAATGGTATTTATCATCAAACGACTTAACACCAATTGCGTGCTGTTCGTTGTGGTGCTGTCTACATAGTGCTAATACGTGTTTGTCATAGTGATTTATCTTGTTTCTGTTCATGCCTCTACCAACTGCCTCATAGTGCGCTAGATCAGCATGTTCAGAACCACATATCACACAATGTCGTGTTACTGTTGCCCAGTATAAAAATACTTTGTTATCTTTCATTAAATCGCTTGTTTTATACTTTATTGGTATGCGATTTTTAAACACCCATTCGATAATCGCGTCGATAACTTGTCCGGCTTGTTCACGCGTGCAATTGCTTAACGAGACACGTTTGTCGTAACCATAGTAGAATGTTACAAAATCTTGGAATAAATAACGCATATAATCACGTGGTTGGCCTGTGTAATCTTCAATGTCGTTGCATAGTGCAAATATTTTTCTGCGTTGCTTACCAGTGATTTTGAACGGGTCTACGACTTGCACATCAACTTCTACTTCTAAACCGTTATCGAGTAGTAGAGTTTCTTTGTTTCCTAATTCAACACCAGAGATGACGACGGTTGTTGTGCCATCATCTTCAGTGATGTAATTTTTGATTAAAGCCATTTAATCAGTCCAATCAGAACGGGAGATTCTCAAATTCATCGCTACCATTATCAAAAGGATTATTACCACTTTGAGCTTGTCCGCTTTGTTGTTGTGGTCGGTTGTTTGACTGATTATTCTTCGGTTCAAGGAATTGAACACTATCTGCTAATACTTCAGTTACATATACACGTTGGCCTTCTTTATTTTCGTAACTACGCGATTGTATACGACCATCAACACCAGCTAAATTACCTTTAGATAAATAGTTATTTACGTTCTCTGCTTGTTGTCTAAATACAACTACATTAATAAAATCTGCTTGTTGCTCACCGTTTTTATTTTTAAAGTTTCTATTTACTGCTAGTGTAAAAGTGGCAACACTTACACCGTTTTGTGTTGTTCTGAATTCTGGATCTTTCGTTAATCTTCCTACTAATACGACTCTGTTTAACATTAGTCATTACCTCCAGTTATTTTTTTTGCATTGTTTTGTATTTTATTGATTATTTGTACTGCTTCATTTTCTGTTAGGTCGTAGTTTTTAACTCCAAATCGTTGCTCAACAACGTTTTGTGGCGCTTCATTTTTAGTACCTTTAATTAAATTTGTGAAGTTGATAACTTCTTTTTTTAATGTCCCTATGGTTTGGCTGCTCGCCTTTTGTGGTTGTGTTTGTTTATTTCTATTACTCTTACCACTAGCCTCGTTGCCATCGTCATCTTGATCACTAGTAATTCCGAAGACTGCACTTAATGAATAACGACGCATGTATGTTAATGCTGAACCTACACCTTGAGGCGTATTCTTATCTGGTTTAGTTGTTGCAGGCGGAAATTCTATAAATTCGCCACTTTCATGTAGCAATACCGTTGATATTCCAACCAAGCCGTTTTCTGTAGTGACTGGATATTGTGAGTATGTTAGTCCGTGTTTAGGTGCTACATCGTCTATCGCTTCAACTACATTTTCAAGTGGTACATATTTACTTTTAAAAAATGGATTGTTAGCATCTTTCATTGGTTGTTTAACTTCTTTGTGAAAGTTAGCTAATGCTTTGTTTAACTCAACGATTGATTCTGATTTATTCATCTTGTACCTCTCTTAAGTCTTTTATTCTGTATGTCTTTCGTATTTCTTTAGTTTCTAATGTTGTTACTTCGATATAATGTTCGTCCCATTCAACATCAAAATTTTCTAACCCTGTGAATGGACGAGCATTACTTCTCAAAATGTTGTAGTTGGCATATTCTGGAGCTGATGGTTTGTTGATAACCCACTTACCTAATTCATCTTTGACACGGTATTCAACTTCTGTAGTAATAATTGGTTCACTCATCCATCTACACGCTCCCCGTTTGAAATTTGAAACATTCTTTTATAAATTTTAGTTAAATCCTCATACCTTTTGATTTCTCGTTGCATTTCTCTTCTTTGGCGTTCCATCTCTTCATCACGTTCAGCTAGTTGTGACTTGAGTCGCCATTCGTTTTGCCATGCGATTTTGAGTAAGTTTAATAAATGTTCTTCTGAGTTACTCATAGTTGACTACCTCCGTTATATTTCGTATAGTTAAATTAGTTATATTTCGTGAGTGACTGTTTGCTAATGGCCGTTAGCATTCAGTCTTTTTTGGTTTCTAGAAACTCTCTTAAATCTTTGATTGCTTTGTTGTAACCACTTTTATATGCTTTGTTCATATTTTCGTTTTCATATTTTTCGGCTTGAATGTCATCACGTTTTCCATTTAAAAATTCTATAAATACTATTCTGACGTTATCCGTTATTCTTCTAGAACCTTGTCTTAACTTAATGTAATAAGGGCCAGAAAAACCTAATTTGTATCCCATTTCTCTGATGTTAAAACCTTTTTCTTTTCTTCTGCTTTCAACTTTTTTTATTAACTCTTTATCAGTCATCTTTACTCCTCCTTCATTTGAAAAAATTCATATTCGAAAAATACAAATACTGCGATACTGATTAACATTGCGATACCTAATGCAGTAGTGAAATAGATACCTGCAAAGGTTAGTGCTAAAGCGAAGATTATAAACGAAAACCATGCGATCAAAAACGCTTTATTCATTCTTCTCCATCTCCTTTAATATTCTTTGTGGCGTGCCATGTTCGACCATAAAGTCAAACCAATATTGAACCATTTCTTGAGACATCTCTTACACCTCCATAGGTTCTTTTAATAAATCGAAATTATCTCGATACTTCTCATTTTTGTTTAAATAAAACGAATAAGTTCTAACTCTGTAGTTGATTTTGTTAGTAGGTATAACCCAAAAATAAACTTCGTCATAATCAATACCGACAAACACAAAGTAATCTGCATAATGTTCATAATCTTTAACTGTTGCACCATTAAAAATTTCGAATCTATGTTCCGAAACTTTACTATTACAATGCTTGCCGTTTGCTAGCGCAAAAATACATCTACCGACGTCACTTTCTTGATAATTCACTTGACTTGTTTTCACTTCGACACGAATACGATCGTCTACTAAAATGTCGAATGGTGCTTTTTTGTCAATATCGTTCATATCTTTAACGTCGAAACCTAGTTTTTTTAGTCTGCTAATAGCTGCAAGCTCGCCACGTCTGCCGTTTGTTATTGGCCTGTTGATTCCATGTTTTTTTCGATAATGAGATATCGAAGATCTAGTGACGTCAAATATTTCTGATATTTTTTTGTCGCTTAAATGTAGCGTGCTAGCAAGATAGTTAATCGTTATTGCTTTCTCGTTCACGTTTTACACCTCTAATCTTCTAATTCATCATATTCATCTAAATCCATGTCAATAATTGGCTTAGGCGCTAAACCTATTTCGATATCGATATTGTCAAAATCTAATTGGTTTGTTTCTTCTTCAATTTCTTTCACTTTGCTAGCAATATCGTGTTCTTTAGGTACTCCTGTTACGATTTTTAAAGTTTTCATTATTACACCTCCTGTTTTGCTTTTGTCGTGTTTTCACGACTTTCATTTAAAAAATATATGTCTGCACTAATATTTAAGTACAAACAGATCTTTCTTACTTCACTCATAGTGAAATCAGCTCCGTTTTTTCTATTGAGCTTATGGTTTACTGTAGTTCTGTGTAAATGGAGTAATTCTGCTAAATCATTGTTGCTTTTACCTTCTTCTACAAGAAACCCTTTTAATTTGTTATAGCCCTTCATGTTTACACCTCTTTCTACGTCGTGTATTCACGACCTACTTATAATAATACATGTACTAGTTGTGATAGTCAACATAAAAGTCGTATTTTTATAACTTTTATTATTTCTTCCTATATAAGTGTTGTAAATAAACAACAATGATTGTATAATAAACTCATGTAATAAATATTGAAGTTAGGAAGTGAATATAAAATGACTTTTGGAGATCGTATAAAAAAATTGCGAAAAGATAGAGGTTTAACATTACAACAACTTAGTGATGATTTACACGAGCAGTTTCCTGCTAAAGACAAAAGAAACAGTTTTACAAAAGGAAAATTATCAAATTGGGAAAATAATAAATCTGAACCAATCGCGAAAACAGTTTCGCAACTTGCTACCTATTTTGGCGTTAGCATGGATTATTTAATTGGTTTAGAAGATGATATGTTTCATGTTGATACAAATGTAAACTACTATCAAGTACCTTATTACGGTAATGTGTCAGCTGGTAATTTTGAAGGTATCGAAGTCGAGGAAAGTAATTTGAATGTTCCCGATATCGCATTTAAGGGACGAGATCCTAAAGAGTGTATCGGTCTGCAAGTGAATGGAGATAGTATGAATAAAATTTTATCAAATGGTTCTTACATAATTGTTCATGACTATAGAATCAATCCTAATCATCGATTAAATAGTAACGATATTCTAGTCTTGAGACTAGGTGGAGAATATACAGTTAAACGTGTGAGACGTACTGAAACATCATTACATTTAGAACCTGTTAGTTATTCAAATGAATTTAAAACAAATACATTCGATTTGAATTCTTTAGATGAAATAGAAGTTATCGGCAAAGTAATTTATAATTATCAAATTTTTGAATAAATTGGAGGTTAAATAATGTATTTGTATGACGAGGAATTAGGGAATATTCATTTAAACCTAGATAAACCACAAGAAGAATTAACCGATGAAGAAAAACAAGAGATACTTAATTTTATTAAATCAGAAAGCAAGAGAGCTGATGAACAACATCGTAAAGTTATGGAATCTAAAATAACAGAAAGAACAAAATTGTAAATTACATCTTAATTAAACAAAGGGGGATAAACATGACAAACTTATCTGCGAAAGAATCATTTATATCTGGGACTATAAAAGGAAAATTGAATAAACATGACGCAAAAAAATGGAAAAACTTATCAGACGATACAAAACGTGAATTAATAGAGCTTTATAAGAACGACAAATATGCCTTTGATTATAGACTTAAAAATTATTTACAAGATGAAAGTAAATTCGTAAAAGAAAATGAAAATCATTTATCAGATGAATCGAGAGAACACTTAATAAAGTTTTTTGCTACTCAAGGTATATATAATCCATCTGAAACAACTTTAAAAGCCTTTTCTAAACAATCTATATTAGCAAACTTTGACAAATTCTATAATTTGATGGGTATGTTTACCTTAAATACAGAGAAACAAGCACTTTATAATTATTACATGACACAACAGAAACAAAACTTTATACAAATCGCTCAAAACGATAAATTAATCAAACAAAATGATGAAATTATAGATTTATTAAACCAAATTGCAAATAAAGGGGAAATGTAAAATGAAAAAGGTTCTGTTTTTAATTTTTGCTAGTTTATTAGTATTAGGTGCATGTGGTCAAGACGCAGACAAAACAAATAAAGATGATAATAAGAAGTCAGAAAGTAAATCAGATAAAAAGTCTAACGATCCAAAGAAAGATAAAAAATCAGATGATAAGAAAGATAACTCTAAAGACGAGAAACAATCAGAATCAAATAAAGATGACACTACTAGCAATGAATCACAAAGCACGGCTAAAAATGACAACGGTAAAGCACAAGACAATAATGGCAACAATGAACGAACACAAGGCAAACAAGCGACTCAACAACAAAATAACAATCAACGACAAAGCGATAACCAACAAACACAAAATAACAATGGTTATATGACACAAGAAGAAATTAACGAATGGAATAAAAACAAACCTACTACACACGACGAGTCACAAATGGGCTATGGACGTTCAGAGTATGAAGAGGCGCGTAAAGCAAGCGCACAAGTTTGGGACGATCCAAACGCTCATGTAGGTGGTCCAATCTGGGTAGGTAAAAACGAAGGTTACGACAGTTGGGCTAAACGACAACAAGAAGTACAAAACACACCAGCTCAATAATTATATGGGTAGCATGCCTACCCTTATTATTTTTTACTTTTTTTAGGGAGTGAGCACATGAAAGTGGCTATTTATACACGTGTTAGTTCACAAGAACAAGCAATACACGGTTATTCTATACACGAACAACGCAAAAAATTGATATCTTATTGCGAAATAAATGACTGGATTGAGTACGAAGTTTTTACAGACGCCGGAATTAGTGGTGGTTCACTAAAACGCCCAGCATTACAAAAATTACTAGATTCATTAGATGAATTTGATTTAGTTCTTGTTTATAAACTTGATAGACTTACAAGAAACGTACGTGATCTTTTAGAAATGTTAGAGACTTTCGAAAGTAAAAAAGTGTCTTTCAAAAGTGCTACAGAAGTTTTTGACACGACAACCGCTATAGGTAAGTTGTTTATTACTATAGTTGGTGCAATGGCTGAGTGGGAACGCGAAACAATACGTGAACGTTCATTATTCGGTAGTCGTGCAGCAATTGAAAGTGGCAAATATATAAGGGAAGAACCGTTTTTCTATGACAATGTAGATGGCAAGTTAGTACCGAATGAACACGTAAAATATATTAACTATATCGTAGATAAATTTAAAGAAGGTTTAAGCGCAAACGAAATTGCTCGTTTATTAAATGGTAAGAAGAAACCACCTAAAATTAAAAATTGGAATCGGCAAACAATTATCAGATTGATGAAAAACCCAGTTTTACGAGGTCACACAAAATATGGCGATATGTTTGTAAAAAATACACATGAACCTGTTTTGAACGAAGATGATTATTACAAGATAATAGATAAGATAGAGAATAGAACGTATAAAAGCAAAACCAAACATCATGCTATTTTTAGAGGTGTTCTCATTTGTCCGCAATGTCACAACAAATTACATTTATATGCTGGCACTATTAAGCCTAAAAAAGGCAAAGCGTACACTGTTCGTCGCTATACTTGCGATAAATGTCATCGTGATAAGGCGGTTCATAATGTGTCATTTAATGAAAGTGAGATTGAAAGAAAATTCGTTGATGTTTTAAATACTATGGATCTATCGATATTCACAGTCAGAAAACCACAAATTCAAAAGAACGTTTTAGAAAATGATGAACAGAAGATAAAAGATCAACGCAAAAAATTAACACATGCATATAGTATGGGGTATATCGAAGAGGAAGAATTCAAAGATTTAATGGACGAAACCAAACAATTACTTCAAGATATACATTCGGAAAGCAAACCGGAAGAAAAAGAAGATGTAAGCATTAACCAAATAAAAGCGATGAATAATTTCATTATGGATAGTTGGAAAACATTAACCATTGAAGAAAAAGAAAAACTAATTATAAGAACGGTTAAAGAAATAGAAATTGAGTTTATACCTAGAGAATTAAACAATGAGGGTAATATAAATACTGTTACCATCAACAAAATTCATTTTGTATTTTAA